TGCGAGAATGCGGCGAAGACGCATGGAAAATATTCAAGCCGCATTTTCATCTCCCAGAAATTCCCAGGACCGCATGCCGCAGGTACATAGGGATGCTGGGGGATCAACCAGTATCGTTCATCGCAGTGGTTCCACATGCAAATGACAAACATGCCAAGGATGGCCGCAAGATACTACACCTCTCCCGTGTGACGGTACTGCCAAACTTCAGGAGTCAAGGCATCGGGGGAGGAATGATAAATGCCATTGCCAATCATCTATACGGGGAGGATGTCAGAATACGACTCATTACCGCCAACCCACACTTGAACGGCTGGATGGGGCGGAATGGATGGAGGGCGGAGAGCGTCGCATAAACCCCCCACGGGCGACAGGTGACCTGGGAATACGTGAGGGTAGAGAATGAGTAAGTCCAAGGCAGGCCGGAAGGGCAAATATCACAAATGGTTAACCGAGGAAGGACTGACGCAGATCAGGGGGTGGGCAATGGACGGACTCACCCAGGCGGAGATGGCCCATAACATGGGAGTGGGCTATAGTACGTTCTATGAATGGCAGGCCCGATTTCCAGAATTGCGAGAGGCCGTAAATAAATCGCGGGAGGTGGCCGACCGTGAAGTGGAAAATGCCCTGTTCAGAAACGCCACTGGATACGAATATGAGGAAACCAGGATAATAAAGGAGGAGGTGGACGGCAAGGAGCGCGTGAGAGTGGAGAAGGTCAAAAAATATATGCAACCGCACACCACCGCACAGATATTCTGGCTGAAGAACCGCCGTCCTGCCGTCTGGCGTGATGTGCACAGGCTGGAACACTCCGGCTCGATAGATTTCGATGTTGACATCAAGGAGATCGAGGAACGATTAGAGAATGACAGGGAGGGGCGTGAAGCTATCAAACGTATCTTCCGATGCTCGACGGCTGTACAAGATGCAGACGGCCCTGGCACGGATTGATTACGAGTACTATCTCGAATTGGTTCATCGCGGCAGATACCGGACCGCGCAACACACTAGATATATCGCCGAGCGCCTGACACAGGTGGAGCGGGGCACGCTGAAGCGGCTGATGATATTCCTGCCGCCGCGCCACTCCAAGTCGATGACGGTATCGGAATCATTTCCATCATACTTCATTGGACGCGATCCAGACCGGCGGGTCATATTGACATCCTATGGCGATTCGTTGGCGAGGAGATTCGGCAAGGCCAACAGGGATAAGCTGGACGATTTCGGCAAGCGACTATTCAATATCAACATCGATAGCAGCAACAGCAGCGTGACCAATTGGAGCATCGAGGGGCATCGCGGCGGAATGATAAGTTCAGGCATTGGTTCGGGCATCACCGGCGAAGGCGCGGATTGCTTGATAATCGATGACCCCATCAAGAACAGGCAGGAGGCGAACTCCCAGACATTCCGAGACCGCATCTGGAACGAGTGGCAATCAACGCTGTATACTAGACTGCATCCGGGCGGCTCGGTGATCATCATCCTGACACGATGGCATGAGGACGATCTAGCAGGCCGCCTACTCAATCCCGACTATGGCGAGGTGGAGGAGTGGGAGATCATCCGATTGCCTGCCGAGGCGGAAGAGAACGACCCATTGGGGAGGACGCCGGGAACGCCGTTATGGCCTGAGATCGGATTCGACGCGGAATGGATGAAGAAGACCAAGGCCATGGTGGGCAGCGGAGTGTGGAACGCGCTGTACCAACAGAGACCCTCGCCGGAGGAGGGCAACATCGTCAACCGCAATTGGTGGCAGTATCACAGGCAGGTGCACCCCGACGACGTGCAGATGGACGAGATCATACAATCATGGGACTGCTCGTTCAAGGAGACGGGCAACTCGTACGTGGTGGGGCAGGTGTGGGGGGTCAAGGGTCCCAACAAGTATCTGCTCGACCAGTTCCGCGAGAGAACGGATTTCCCCGGCACATTGAGGGCCATCAGGCAGATGACCGACAAATGGCCGCAGGCACGAACGAAGCTCATCGAGGACACCGCCAACGGCCCGGCGGTCATCGCCACGCTCAAGAGGGAGATAAGCGGCATCATCCCGGTCAAGGCGGCGGGGAGCAAGGAGGCGAGACTCCACGCGGTCGTTCCAGAGATCGAGGCCGGAAATGTATATCTGCCGAAGGGTGCGCCGTGGGTAATGGACTTCATCGAGGAGTTCGTATCATTTCCAAATGGCGCGAATGATGATCAGGTGGACGCCGCCACGCAGGCACTGGCACGGCTGACCGAGGGGCGGCGGAGAATCAGATCAATAAGTAAGACGGCATTGGGGTTATGAAATGTGGACATCGATAGGCAATAGCGAAATGCTCATCAGGCCGCGCATGGTGCAGATGAGCAGGGAGCCGACACCGAAGGAGATAATCAAGCTCATAGCGGAGCAAGACCGTTATCGCGCTCGATATCGGAAACTGCAGAACTACTATGAGGGCTACAATAGCATCATCCATCGGAGCATGCGCGACACCACCAAACCGAACAACCGGCTGGTGAGCGGATATCCTGCATACATCACCGATCTGATGCAGGGATACTTCATCGGTAAACCGGTGACATACACCAGCGCCAACAAGGAACTCATCAGACTGATCCAGGACATTAACAACTATAACGACGAGCAGGACGAGAATTCCGAGCTAGCCAAGATCGCCAGCATCAAGGGCCGCGCATATGAGATCGTATATTTCGATGAGGACTCCCAGATAAGATTCAACGAGCTGGACCCCGAAAATGTCATCATGGTGTATGACGACAGCATCAACCCAGAGCCGTTGGTGGCGATCCGCATCATCTCCGACAAGCGATGCGAAGTCTACACGCGGACGGAGGTCATAGAGTACCGCATCGACGGCAGCCGACTGATCCAGGAGGGCCGGGATATGCACGGATTCTCACAGGTGCCGATAATCGAATTCCTCAACAACAAGGAGGGCATCGGGGACTTCGAGCGGGTGATATCGCTCATCGATGCATACGACCGCGCACAGTCCGACACCGCCAACGATTTCGAGGAGTTCACCGATGCGTTCCTCTGCCTGGTCAATCTCAATGGGACCGACCGCGAGGACATCGAGCAGCTGAAGAGGAACAAGGTGTTGCTGCTCGATGAACAGGGCGACGCGCAGTGGCTCATCAAGAATATCAATGATGCCGCATTGGAGAATTACAAGAATCGCCTCAACGACGACATTCTACGATTCGCCAAGATCCCCGATGTCACCGACAACAATTTCGTGGGCAACGCATCCGGGGTGGCGATGAAATACAAATTGCTGGCGCTCGACCAGGTGATCGCCACCAAGCAGCGCAAGTTCAAACGGGCCATCCAACGACGTCTTGAACTGATATGCGAAGCGCTCAGCCTCAAGCGAGATGAACCGGTGACCGATGAGCCGGGCAACTACGATTACCGAGATATCCAAATCAACTTCGAGGTGAACAAGCCGATCGATGAAAAGGCCATGCTCGACGTGGCCATCGCCATGATGGGGATAACCTCCACCGCCACCGCACTATCGCGAGTGCCGGGCGTGGATGATGTGGAGAAGGAGCTGGAAGCTATCGCACAGGAGCGCGGCGCATATGCCATGACGCTGGACGAGGTGCCGGATGAATAAGCAGACCAGGAACCTTGAGCGCCAGGTTGATAAATTACTGGGTGCGGGGGGACGGGCGGTCACGCTCAAGCACCTGATGGCCCTGGACAAATTGAGGAAGGAGCTTGCCACCGCGTACGAGAAGTACGCCGATGAGGATGGCAAGCTGACACAGGAAGAGATGGTCAAATACGACCGCCTCAAGAAACTGGATAAGACGATCGAATCGGTGGTCAAGGACTTGTACAAGGAGACTTCCACCGAGATCCGCGCCTCATTGCGAGGAGTGGCACGAACCACCGCCGACGGCACGATATCATTGCTGGAACAGCAGACCGGGCGGAAGGTGAGAGGCATCTCCAAGGACCTCGATGTGGACAAGCTCATCAACACCGAGATGGCCGGTCTGAAATGGACCGAGCGCATGAACAAGAGCAGGGCCGACACCATATGGAACATCCAGCGAGAGATCAAGGCCGGACTGTCGCAGGGGGACACCTACGCCACGATGGCGAAGCGACTCAAGAAGGAGATCGACATCAGCGCGGGCAAGGCCATGCAGATAGTGAGGACCGAGGGCCACCGTGTCAAATCACAGGCGGTGGTGGACTCGCTTGAATCGGTGGCAAAACGCATCAAGATGACCAAGACCTGGCACTCGTCGCGAGATGAGCGGACCAGGGAAAGTCATTTGAGGATGCACGGCGTGACAGTGCCGTTCGAGGAGGATTTCATCCTGCCGGACGGAACGCGCACCGAGGCTCCCGGCCTGACCGGGGTGCCGGAGCACGACATCAATTGCCGATGCATCATGACAGTGGACATAGTGAGGGAATGATATGACGGAAGGGAACATGCAGGGAGAGGGAGAGCAGATCGAAGCACAGGCCGTGGAGCAGGGAGGGGGAGAGCAGACCGAGGACCTAGAGGCCAAGTTCCAGAAAATGCTCGATGACGCCAAGGCCAAGTGGGAGAAAGACCTGATCGAGAGACTGGAAAAGGAGCGCAAGGAGCAGCAGAGGTTATCCACGCTCTCGGACGAGGAAAAGAAGCAGGCCATGATGGAGGCCCGCGAAGCCGAGTTGGCCGAGAAGGAACGCCAGCTATTGATGCGAAGCCTGGAATTGGACACCATCAAGATCCTCGATGAGGAGAAGCTGCCGGTGAAGTTCGCCAAGTTTCTCATCGGGGAGGACAGCGAATCCACGCTGGAGAACATCAAGACGTTCAAGACCGAGTGGAGGAACGCATTGAACGCCGCCGTCGATAAGCGGCTGGGCGGCAGGACCCCCACTGCATCGACCGCAGGCGAGGGCAAGAGGGAGATCGACATTATGGCATTGGCAGGGGAAGCAAATATAAGGAATAAATGAGTTCTAGAATTATAGAATCAACAGAGGGCGAACATGGCATCGAACATGGCATTCGATCCGGATAATGTATTGATGCAGGACTCTCGCACCGGGACGATCCCCACCGAGCAGGGAGAGCTAGTGCTCAAGGAGTTCATGACGAACTCGGCGGTTGCACAGCTGGCCAGGTATGAGCCGATGACCAAACCCAAGAAGACCTTCACCTATCTGGCAGAAGGTCCAGGGGCGTACTGGGTAAATGAGGGCGAGAAGATTCAGACCAGCAAGGCGGAATGGCTGACCGCCACGATGGAGGCCAAGAAGCTGGGCGTCATCCTGCCGGTCTCCAAGGAATTCCTGAACTACTCGGTCAGCGACTTCTTTGCACAGATGAGGGAGGCGATCGCCGAGGCGTTCTACGCCAAGTTCGACCAGGCGGCATTGTTCGGGATCGATTCTCCCTACGCCACCGGGACCTCGATATGGGAGGCCATCACTACCAGCGGCAACATCATCGTCAACGGAAGCGGCGAGAATCTCTATGATGACCTGAACGGGCTGCTAGCACTCATCGAGGAGGGCGATAATGACCCCGATGGATTCACCACGACCCGGAGATTCCGCAAGGATTTGAGGGGGGCGCTAGATTCCAACGGTCTCCCGATATTCAACGCGCCTCGCGATGGTTCCACCGCACAGGTGCTGGGGCTGCCGATCGGATATGCAAACGGCGCATCGTGGGACTCCAGCAAGGCCGACCTCATCGCGGGAGACTGGGATTTCGCCAGATATGGAATCCTGCAGGGCATCCAGTACCAGGTATCCGAGGATGCCACGCTCACCACCATAGTGGATAGCAACGAGGATCCCATCAACCTGTTCGAGCGTGACCTGATCGCGCTGCGTGCCACCATGCACATAGCGTTCATGACGCTCAAGGACGATGCGTTTGGGGCACTGATTCCGGCGGCGGCGGGAGGACAACAGGAGG